GCCGCTCATCATCCACCCCCACGTTGCTTGGCGCGCACACGGGCTCGCTCTTTGAGCCAAGCCGCCGCGCCAGGGTCGCGCTCAACCGCCCGCGCTTCTAACTCGCGGGGGTCTAGGTCAGCACCGAAGACCTCCCCCCACCGCTTGTCAGGCATCCGCAGCAGCGCAAGCTCCAAGACCTGCGCGGGGGCGAGGTTGGGGCGCAGCGGGTCGCACTCGCTGGCCTGTGGCGTGGGCAGAAGGTCACGCTCCCAAGACCACGCGGGGGCGCGCCGCCTCGCCTTCGCCCTCTCCAAGGTTTGGACGAAAAAAGATGCGGTCATGCTCCACAAGCCAAGCGTGGACCGCCAGGGCCAAGTTGAGATCCTGCGCGATGGCATCTTCCAGCCACGCGGAGGGCTCGCGCAGTTGCACCGCACACAGCGCCAGGGCCTCAAAGCGCGCTTGGTCCACCACGTCCAGGCTTTGCCAGACCACCCCGTTTGCGAGGTTGGCCTTGATGCGGGCCACGGCGTTGCGCTCGTTGGCGGTCAAGATGCGCGACACCAGCTCACACGCGCGAACCTCGCCCGTGTTGGGGTCGGTGTAGCGCAAGGTGGTGGTGCGCGTCGCAGGCGTGAGCGTGGGCGCAGCGGGCGCGCCGCTGGCCCCTTGCCGCAGCGCCGAGAGCGCGCCGCCTTGCGGAGGCTGCCCGCTTTGCGGGGGCTGGCCGCCTTGGGGGGGCGCGCCAGTGGGGGAGAAGGGTTGCAAGGGGGCTTGGTGGCCCTGTGTGGCCCCGCTTTGCGTGCGTGCGTGCGGGGGGTTGAAGTCTCGGCGGTCGGACATGATGGACCTCTGGGGCGTAGAGGGTGGGGTGGGTTAGACCATGCGGTCTAAGGGCTCAGGTGGCGGGGGTGACGCGGCGAATGCGCGTGCCCTCGAAAGAGACGTTCTCGCGCGCCACGTCGCGCGCGCCGAGTTGGATGGTGTTGTCGGACAAACGCAGCCCTTCGGCCTCGTACATCACCACGTCCCCCACCTGATCGAACAACTGCGCCGAGAAGGCGGGCTGTGTGATGAGGTCGGCGGTGGTGTCCGCGAAGAGGCCCGAGGCTTCCAGCGCCTCGCCGTAGATCTGGACGGTCTGGCAGTCGAGCATGTAGCGCCGACCCACGGGGACGATCTCTTGCGGGTCGGCGTCTCCCAAGACCTCGACGGCGAAGTTCTGGTGAGGGCGGCGCAGGTTGACGCCCGTGGCCCACCCCACCTCTTGACCGTTGAGGATCAGGGTCATGCGCGCGCCCTGAATCGCGTTGCGAGCTGCCATCTGGACCTCCTAAAACCGCACGCACGCGGCGCGCAAAGCGTTGCAGGCAGCGGGCCGCACCTGCGGCCCTTGCTGCATCAGGTCGAGGGGATGCGGACCACGTTGGCGGTCACGAGGATGAAGTTGACGCCCTCCACGGGAGCGAGGTTGTACGACACGTCGTACTGATCGCCCCCGTCCGTGATCAAAAGCGTGTTCCACGCCTTGATGATGCCGCTCTTGACCTGCTCGTTGAGGCGGCTACGGGCGATGCCCGCGATCTTGCCCGTGGTGGAGGCGGTCGAGGGGTTGCCGATCTGCCCCGCCAAGAAGCCGCGCAGGTCGCGCACCGAGGCTTGGCACGACTCCCAGGCCGAGCCCGCAGAGTAGGCGGGGTTGGCATCCTCCAAGTACGTCGTCACGTCGCGGGCGAAGCGCGGCCCGAGCAGGTCCGAGGACAAGACCAGCAGCCCGTAGGAGATGGCCTCGTTGGTGTCGAGCGCCGCGTCCCAGGTTTGGGAGTAGTCCGTCACGGCGGGGCGCTTGTTGGTCAAGGGGGTGGCCACAGGCGTTCCCGCCCGCATCCCGAGCGCCAGCGCCGCAAGGTACTTCGGCTCGTAGGTGCGGATCAGGCCGTCCGACCCCGCAAACTCCACGCTCTGGCCCGTGATCTGGAGATAGGGGCTGTTGCACAAGGCCGCGAAGTCCGAGAACAGGACCGCCAGGGTTTGACCCGCAGGCGCGCCCGCGAACGCCGCCCGCTCGTAGCCTTGCACCGCCGCCGCTTGGCAGTGGGTGATGAGGGCTTGCATGGAGGCGAGATCGGTCTTCCAACCAAGGACGAGCTGATAGTTGCGCGCCTCCGTCTGGCGTAGCGCCTCCACGAAGTCGTCCGCGTCCGACGCCGACTCCGAGCCGCCCACGAGGAACTGCTCTAGGGTCGTATCCGCCGCCTCGCCGTAAGGGTACACCGCGCCGTCCGACGCCGAGGGGACCTCGGTTTCCACCAGCAGCGACCCCGCCAGCGCCCGCTCGATGTGCCACACGGTGGACTTGACCTCTACCTTCGCGGGGGAGAGGCACGAGGTCAGCGATTGATGATCGCCGCCCCCCGCCTTACCACTCAGGATGCGCGCGGGGATCGAGGAGGCCCCAGGGGTGACGGTGTTGCAGTGGAAGCCCAGGTTCGCGGCGCTGTTGAGGGCCGCGATCATCTGGCCCACGTTCTCATAGGCCGAGGGGGACAGATAGAAGGCGTACCCCGTCACCGACACGGTGCCGTTGTAGGCCGCGTCGTTGGTGGCGATCACGATACGGTCCACGCGGGACCACAACGTGGTGGTGGTGTTCGACGGTGCCCAAGTCGTCCCGCCCGCCGCCGCCGTCAGAGTCTCCGTCGCCGCCGCGCCCAAGTGGTCCAGGCCCGTGAAGGTCACGGTGACGTTCTGCGTCGAGACGCCCGAGCCCCCGTTGGTGAGGCTCACAGTCAGGGCGCGGTTGTCGCTGCGCCCTTCGGTGAGGTTGAAGGCGCGGCTCTGCGCGCCGCCAGGGGCCAAAAACGCGCACGCCTTGAGCCACGCCACGCCCCACACGGTGGAGCCGATGGCCGCCAGCGCCCCCGTGAAGTCCGAGCCGTCATAGGTGATTTCGGCCAGGACAGGCGAGGGGATGTTGTAGCGTTCGACCTTCGCGCCCCGCGAGAGGGTCCAGGCCGCGCCGCCGTCGCCGTCCGAGACGATCTTGACCTTGGTGCGGTTGCCCAGCGACCCCCAGACCTTGGCCTTCAAGGTCAGTTCGTCCACCGTCGCCGCGCCGTTCTCAAGCGTGTAGGCGGCCTGCGTGTTGGGCTGCGCGTTGCAGAACCCCAGCACCTCCACGCCCCCAATCCCCGTTTGGGTCGAGGGCGCAAAGGCGCACTTGCCCACGTCCAGCGCCTCGCGCACGTCGGGGACGAGGCCCGACAGCGCGCGGTTGGAGGAGAAGTTGGTGGGCACGTTCTGCTCAAGCCAAGGGAAGTCCCCCACCACCACCGCGCGCCCCGTCGAGGGCGTCTGCCCCCCAAGGTCGGAGGCGTCAATGGTGGTGTACACCCCAGGCTGATAGCGGCGTTGGCCGTTGATGAGGATGGACGAAGGCATGGCTTACTCCTCCACAGGGACCACCCCGCCAGGGGTGCCGTTGGGGTCAAGGGTGCGTTGCGCGGGTAGCGGGTCGGTGGGGTCGGTCGGGGCTGTTTGGAACGGTGGGGGCGTGGGGTCGGTCTTGACGGGGAAGAGCTGGACGCTCCACAAGACCTGCGCGGGCACGTCGGCTTCCACCGCCGCCGCCACGCCGTCAAACTCCCAAGTCTGGCTTCTGCGCCAGACGCCCCCGCCCTCGCCTATGTACTGCGGCATGGGCTCGGCCCCAGGCGAGGAGACAAACGCCACGCGGTCAAACCCCTGGCGCACAAACACCCGCACCGCCAAGAGCAGCACCGCCCGCGCCCACTCATACAAGACCTCGGCCAAGTCGGGGTTGGGCGCGACCGCATGAATGGTGATGCGCGAGCGGGTCAGGATCTCCCATGTACGCGCGCCGTCCTGCGTACCGCCCCCGCCGCCGAAGAACTCTTGCTCGCTGCCGTCCTCGCCCCACTCTACGACGAGGAACGGAAACTGTACGGCCTTGGTGTCAGGCACAGGGAAGGCGCGGCGCACCTCTGGCCCCGTGCCGCCGTTGGCCGCCGCCAACACGCCGCGCTGTGATTCGAGCCACGCCGCGTCCAGCCCGCGAAACTGCGCCGCAAACGGGGCGGCTTGGCCGTAGGTCTTCCATGCCGCTTGGAGGTAGTAGGCCACTTGGACCCCAGGGAGGCTCATGTCTCGCCCTCCCCCAACCACAGCGCGCGGCACACCGAGCGGATGGCAAGCTGTTTGGCGGTGTCCGTAACCTGCTTCTTGATCGTGCGCGAGGAGCGCGGGAAGCCAGGGTCCACCACGACGAAGTGCGGGTTGGCAAAGTAGGTGATGGAGTAGCGCGCGCCCTCTACGGGAGCCGTCCCCAGCACGTCCCCGAGCGACCAGTCCACCTTGCCGTCAACCGTGATGGAGAAGTCCACCCCTTCCACAAGCACCGCGCCCGACACAGGCACACGCCAGTCAAGGCCCGTCTTGATGGCGTAGAGCGTGCGTGCGGTTTCGTCGCCCGAGGTGAGCCGCAGCGTGCGAGCCACGACGGGGAAGCGCAGCGCCTCCACGGTCGCGGCGGTGCGTAGCTTCACATCCTGAACCGTGACCTGCGCGTCCAGCACGCGGATTCGGTCCCTGTAGGCCAGTTGTTGCTCAGGGTAGGTGGTGATGGCCGCAAACCCTGGCGCGTAGTCCCCCACGAGCCCCTGCGGCTGGTAGTTGATCTGCATGGCCAGCGCCAGCGCGCGGATGGTCTCGCTGCGGTAGTAGATCACCCCTTGCCCAAAGCAGACAGGGCACGCGGGGTCGAGCGTCTGCGCGTCGCCGGGGGTGGCCGTGTCCGCGAGGGCTTGGCGCAGATCCCCCGCGCCCAGCACCGACAGCCCCTTGACGCCGCACGGGCACAGCGCGGCCCGCTCCCACACGCAGTCAAGGCCGTTCTGGTACAGGAAGCGGCGTTGCTTGTCGGGGTCAACGTCCACCCGCGTCAGGTTCGGCTTCGCAGGCACAAATGGGGGAAGGGGCATGCTCATCAGGTGCCCCCTATGCGGATGCCAGGACCAAAGCGCGCCAGCAGGCGCGGCCATGCTTCCTTGAGTTGCTTCTGGTAGCTCAAGATGCGCGCGCCGTAGCCCGCGTTCGTGGCGCTCGCGTGGTGCCCACCGACTCCGAGTAGCCGTCGAGCGAGACGGAGAAGTTGGCGATGCCCGCGCCCGCGATCAGATCGCCCGCCGTATCGAGCGGCAGCAACGCGGCGATCCATCCAATCACTTGAAGGATGTCACGCGGGATCTCAGACATGCTCCACACGAGCGTGTACAAGCCCGCAGGCAGCCCCGCGACGCGCACTTGGAAGGAACCCTTGCGCCGCGAGCCGTCTACCGCCTTGGCGGTGGCTCCGCTGACAAGCTCGCCCGCGAGGTTGTAGACCGCCGCGCCCACGCGGTAGTCCGAGGACAACGCTTCGGGGTCGAGGTCCAGGGTGTAAGTGCCGTTGGCGTCTATGGGCAGCGTGCCGCTTTGGGTCACATAGCCCGCTTGGTACGTCAAGCGCCAGAATCCAGGCTGGTAGCCCGCGCCTCGCGTCACGAGGTACGGCCCTCCTGGAGTGATCAGGGCGTTGAGTGTGACGGTCAGGCCCTCGCCCTGCGGCACAAGCGACACCTGCGCCGTGAGGGCGTCTTCTACCACCCACCAAGCTTCGGGGATGTCCGCGAGCTTGGCGTTGCCTTGGTAGATGGCCAGCGTTTCAATCTGGCGCAGCGGGCGCTCATTCAAAAAAAGCAAGTTCCAAGAAGGGCTGTCTTGCGGGCGGTAGAACTCGTGTTTTTCGTCTTCAATCCACGAGGCATCCAGCTTGAGTTGCAGTTGGCCTTCAACAAACTTGATGGCCGACTCTATGCACTGGACAAACAACTCGTCTGGGTAAGGCTCCCCGTCGTCGGTCGTGAGGTTCACCCCAACAAGGAACGTGCTTTTGAGCCAAGCTGGGGTGACTTCATCATAGATGGACACGGGGAACCCTCTTGCGTGCGTGCGAGGTCAAAAAGAGCCAGGGATGCCCCTGTCACTTCATGGGCGCGCTCTCGGCGGGGGGCACGGGGGCGCGGCTGGCCAACTCGGCGTCGCGGCCCTTGATGGTGGCTTCCAACTCTTGGATCTTGGCCCGCATCTCCAAGAGGGCCTTGTCGCGGTCCCTGAGGGCGCGGTTGGCTTCGTCGAGCTGGGCTTGGAAGCGCGCCGCGTCGGCCTTGTAGACCTTGGCGGGCGTGTTGTCGGTCTGGGACAGGTCGGGCGCGGGGCCTTCGATGATGGAGATGGAGCCGATCTGCTCGAACGACTCCAAGTCCTTCGGGTCGGTGGGGTTGGGGGTGATCAAGCCCCCAGGGCCGACGCGGAAGGTTTGGCCGCTGCGGCCCGTGAAGGTCTGGCCAGGGTTGACCGAGTGGTGGACGCAGTGGAAGTTCTTGTCTTTGGGGAGGGCCATGTGTGCCTCGCAGGTAAGGGGGTAGGGTGGAGGAGCGGGCCGTGGGGCAAAGCGCGGGGAGGTTCAGCCTTGAACGCTCCCCGCGCCGCTTGGATCAGCTCATCACGATGTTCTCGATCACGGCGGCCTGCTCGGGGACGTAGACGACGGGCGAGCCGTACATCTGCACGAGGAACGGCACCGTGGTGGAGGTCTGCGCCAAGGGGCGCAGCATCACGGGCAGCAGCTCGCCGTAGGCCATCTTGCGGCCCGCGTAGGGGTCGCAGATCACGAGGCGCGAGGAGTTGTACTTGGTGGCGTTGAGGTCCACGATGCGCGTGCCCGAGGCCGCGCCGTCCGTGTTCACCGCGACCTGCGCGATGCGCTTGGCCGTGGTGGCCGCGCCGTCCTTCGACGAGCGGAACACGTCGTAGTAGTACAGCGGGTTGTCGGTGTTCGACTGCGCCGAGGCGTCGTTCATCTCGATCTTGATCTTGTCGGCGGCGCCGATCACGACCGCGCTCGTGGTGATCGCCGCGCCCTGGCCGTTCTTGTAGACGGGGACGACCTTGTAGTAGTAGGTGCCCGCGTCACCCACGAGCCACTGCGACGTGCCCGACAGCGCGCCGTCATCCACGGGCTGCACAGCGACCGTCACCGCCGTGCCCACCGTGCCCTCCGCCGCCGTGGGCGGATTGATGGCCCACTTGAGGCGCGGCGCGGCCTTCAACTCCAAGAAGCCGCCGCCGCGCGGGTTGAAGAAGCGGATCGCGGCGATGCCAAAATCCATCTGGGTGTTGTTGCCGTTGCCGTTCACGCCCTGACGGAAGATGTAGTTCGTGGGGCTCTCTTGGGCCTCCTTGGCGAGCTTGCCGAAGGTCTCCAAGTCGGCGTAGACCACCGTGGGCTTACCCGTGTAGTTCTCGTTGGACGCCACCGTGTTGATGTAGTCCATGATGTCCCCGAAGGACACCGCCGCCCCGCCCTTGTCCACGTTGTAGCCGCCGCCGCTCTTGATCTGTTTGATCAAGCCGTTGAAGGCCAGCGGGTTGATGTCGGCGTCGGCGTTGAACAGCGACGCCTCAGCGGCCAGCAGCAAGTCCTCCGTCCGCATCTTGCGCTCGACGGCCAGCGCGGCTTGGTTGACGTAGCCGTTGAGGCCGATTTGGTTGGCCACGTCAGACACCTCGCCCCGACGCCCCAGGTAGGTCACGCGGACGAACTGTTTGTCCCACGTCGTGGCCGTGTTCCCAGGGGCCGCGCCTTCCGCGAAGAACGGCTGCATCCCCTGGCCCCGCCGCCTCAGGCGGTTGTACTCCAGGATGGTCTGCCTCGCGGGGGTCTTCTGGAGGTCGTTCCACAGGACGATCTCGTCCTGCAACTCCACGGTGGCGATCTTGACCTCAGGCTCCAAGAACTGTGGCACGAGCGGCGAGTAGGACTCGCCCGACGCAGGCGTCAACGGGGTCTGGTAGCCGATGCCCGAGAACGACTTCACGAGGTCTTGCATCTGGTCAAAGACCCCACCAGGGACGACTTGGCCGCCCTGCGCCTGGTTGGACAGGGCGTTGACCAGGGCGATCATCTGGGCTTGGTTCATGGCGAATCCCTCCAAACTGCGGGGGATCTGCCCCGCGCGATTCTCTGGGCCTTGCGTGCGGCCCGTAAGGTTGCGAGAAGGGCGCGAGGTCAGGCCCCGCGCCCGTGCGCCGATGGGCGCGGGATCACACGGGCGCGGCCTCCAAGCGGATCTGCGCGGGGGTCTTGAGGCCGTCCCGCAGGGCGATCTCCAGGTTGGCCAGCCGCTTGACCTCGGAGAAGTTGCGGGACTCGGCGGCGCGGTCCCCGAGGCTCTTGAGCAGCGTGCCGACCTGCGCGCGATCATCGGGGGCGGGGGCGCTGTGGCCCTGGCCCTGCGGATGCACGACCGTCAAGGCCCCCACCGAGCGCGGCGCGGCGGGCGCACCGAGGCTCTTGGTCAGGTTGTCCAGGCGCTCCGTGAGGGTCAGGAGGGCCAGGGCGTTGCGCTTGTTGTCGGCCTCGATGGACTCGAACGTGGCCATGCTCTTGATCAGCAGCGCCTCCAAGCCCTCCGCGAAGCGCCCGTTGAGCGCGTCGAGGCGCTGCACCACCGCGTCCGCGCCCTCCAGGCTCTTGAGCAAGTCCGCGTTGTCGGCGTGCAGGGAGGCCAACTCGGCGCGCAGGCTCCCGATCTTGGCGTCCTTGTTGGCGATGGCTTGCAAGCTCTTGGCGATGGACTCCATGTCCGCGCCCTCGTCGTCGCCCTCGTCGCCATCGGGCTCGTAGTGGCCCGCGCCGTCGCCCTTCATCCACTTGTTGGCTTGTTCTTCGGTCATGCCGCCCTTCATCAGGCTCTCCTTGTAGGCGGCGCGCGTGGGCTTCTTCATCTTGCCTTCTCCTTTGCTGTCTTCTGGGCGGCGTGCCTTTGGGGCGTGGTCGCAACCGCCTTGCAGCAAGCACGCAAGCGAGCGTGTCACTACAAAGCACCTCGGAACCTTACCCTAGACACAACCCACCACCACTGTCAACACCCTATGCAACAATCAAGGCCCTTGGACCGTCATTGTTGCAGCCTATGCACCAATCAGCCGCGCCGCGAGACGCGGCAGATGTCACGCGCCAGCCCTTGGGCCTCCTGCGGGTCTACGCCGTACACGTCGCCTATCACCCGCGCCAACGCCCCAACCCCCACCCATCGCGCGGGCCGCAGGTGTGGCGCGGCGTCCACCCCTGCGCGCCCCAGGCTCTTGACCAGTTCCTCCACGACGGCGTGGGGGTTCACAGGCCAAGGCGTCACCGCGCAGTGTTGCACCACCGAGCGCACGATGCGCTTACCGCGCCGCTCTAGGGTCTTGCCTTGCACCGACAAGCCCAGCGAGCGGCGTTGCTCCGCAGGCATCGCCGCTTGGCCAGCGAGGGCTTGGGCAAGGTCGAAGTACGAGCGGGCGCGGGGTAGATCGAGGTACAGCACGCCCTCTAGGCGCGTGGCGGGCCTGCCCTGATAGGTGACAGGAGACACGCCCGTGGGGTGGCCGATGATGGCCGCTGTACCCTCGCCCCGCGTCACGTCGCGGTGATCGTCGTTGAGGTAGCCGTGGGCCAGCATGGGGGCAAAGTCAATCCCATCCTGCGCCACGCTCTCGCCTTGGCGGTCTTCGATGTCCACCGAGGCGATCCCGCGCAGCCGCCCAAGCTGGCCCATCTTCTGGCCCTGAACCTCTGCGGCGCGGCCCTTGAGCAGATCCCCGCCGCCCAAAGCCACATCCACGCCCCCCCAAAAGCCACACGCCCACGTCTCCCCTATCTGCACAAGCGCGCCCGCGTTGTTCATGGCTCTGTCTCCTCATCATCCCAGGCCCGTGCGGGCGCGTTGTCGTCGTTGAAAGCGTCGCCACAGGGCCAGCCCGCCGTGCCTTCGTCTTGGTCTTGCAGCGCGCGGGCGTCTTGATCGAGCGCGCCCCCAAGCGGATCGTTGGATGCTTCGGCACCATGCAACCCCAGCGCCAGCAAGGAGCGGAAGAGGCCCATCTGGTTTGGGTTCTCCTCGCGGGGCTTGTCTTCCTCGCCCTGCCCCCCTTGTGCGTCGGCGTGGGCTTCGTGCGGCGGCGCGGGCGTAAAGCCCCCGAGGAGGTCCGCTTGCGTGCGTGCGGGCTCTTTTTCTTCGGGAGGCGCGGCCTGTCCCACAGGCTCGGATGGCGCGGGCTCGCTTTGCAGCACAGGCTCGCCTTGCGGCGTGGCGTCGCTTGGCGCGGGGGCTTGGATCATGCGATCAAGCGCGCCGTGTAGGGCCGCGTGGGGGTCCACCACGCCAAAGAGCGAGGCTTGCCCTTCGGGGTTGGCCTGCGCGCGGGCTGCGAAGTCGCCAAAGGCCGTTGCGAGCTGGCGCGAGCCAGGGCGGCGCACCAGGGCTTCTAGGATCTTGGCGGCGCGTGGGTCAGCGGTCGCGGGGTGATCCTCCCCGAACAAGTCCCCCTTGAGCTGTGAGAGGGCCGCGCGCATCACTTCGGGGCTTGCATCGGAGGACGGCACACCCACACCGCCCTGACGGCCCCGCGCGTGCATGGTGGCGTAGCCGTCGAGCGCGGCCTTGAGGGGGGCGCGGATGTTGTATGAGGCCCCCGACCCCTCGGCTTGGTAGAGGGAGGGGACGGCGCGGGCGAGGCCCGTGATGATGGACTCGGGGAGGCGGTGCAGCAGGTCAGCGTCCCCAACCACCTTGCCCACGAGCGCCCGCTCCACGAGCCTGCGCCCATCGGCGTTGAGGCGTCCGCTCTTCTCCTTGTAGGCGTTGGCGTTGCGCTCATCAATGACGCCCGCGCGGTCCAGGGCCTCAACAAAGGCGCGCGAGCGCGGCGAGTCTAGGAACTCGGCCAAGCTCTCCCCCGCCTCCATCTGTGAGGCGAGGTTGTGGATGTGGGAGTCGTCGAGCTTCGACGACAGCGCCACCGACAAGGCTTTGGGGTCCATGGCCTGCGTCATGCCCTCGTTGTACTGGCGCACGAGGCGCTTCATGTTCGCGGGGGAGCGGTCTTCGGGGCTCACCTCGCGCACCAGGATGGGGTTGACCATCCCGCGCACGTCTTCGGGCGAGAACCCAAAGTGGTGCGCGTTGTCCTCTAGGTGCTGGCGCAGCGCGCGGGCTCGCTCCCCGCCTTGGCGGTAAGCAAGTTGCATGGACATTGCGCGGGAGTTGCCGCCCAGGACGTGCCCTTCTGGGGTGATGATGGGAGGACCGTTGAGCGCATCGGGGTTGGTGTTGACCACGAAGGAGGGCTCTAGGTTCTCGGCGTTGCGCTCAACCTTGTGTTGTTCGGCCTTGTCCGAGTGATACAGCCGCTCTTGGATGCCTTCGGGATAGGCCCCGTTCTTGGCCCAGGTTTCGGGATCATGGGAGGGGATGGCCTCGTGGGCCTCCATGAGCCGATAACGCGCGGGGGTGGAGGTCGCCCGCCCCATGCCCCCCGCCACAAACAGCGGGGCCTTTGCGCCGTGGGTCACAAGCCCCTCGCGCGGGGCCAAGGAGGCGGCCTGCGTGACAAGATCGCGCGTGCCTTGGGCGGCCTTGTCTTGGAGCCCAGGGAAGGCGCGGGCCAACGTGGCGATCTTCTGAATCGCCCCCGAGGACAACGCCGAGGACAACGCCTCGCGCGCCTTGGCGGGGTTGGAGCGGGCCTGCGCGAGCAACCCTTGGAGGCGGCCAAGCTCGCGCTCTGCGTCTTGCCCCACCTCGCGCACGTTCTGCGACCACGCCGCATCCCCGCCCGCGCCGCCGCCTTGCATCGCCACCGCCCCCGCGACGTGGTGCGGCTCAACCTTGCCGCCCGAGGCGAGGCTAGAGGCTGCTTCAAGGATGGAGGAGGCGTTGCGGCGGGCTTGCGGGTTTTGAAGCAGCGCGCCGATCATCTCCGCGCGCGCCGAACCGTTCCACCCTTCGAGGGCCAGCACGTCCGCGATGCGTTGTTGCACGGCGGGGCGCTGTGTGCCGAGCTTGCCGAGCATCCCGCGCAGACGCTCTACCACATCGGGGGCGGTCTTCTTGAGCGCGGCGAGCTTGTCCTTCCCTTCGAGGCCCCCGAGCAGGTCATCATCCACGAGCCGCAGCACCGCCGCCGCCCCTTCGGAGGGCTTATCGGAGGGGGAGACGCCGAAACCCTCTAGGCCCGCCGCGTCTTGCGCGTCCTGCGCCGAGGCGATGGGGTCCGAGGGGTCGAGATCAGGCAGCGATGCGCGGGCCGCTTGGTCTTGTGGTGCCTCTTGCCCTTGTGAGGCCCCGCTTTGCGTGCGTGCGGGGTCTTCTTCTAGGGCTTGCCGGGCTGCGTCAAGTTGGCGAGACAAGAGGCGGGCTTCCTCGCGCTGTTTGAGCTGTTCGCGGGCCTCCTTGAGCTTGCCGCGCAGGTCTTCCACCGTCTCTTGGACCTTGGCAATCTGGCCCTCTTGGCGCTCCTTCTCCTTCTGGGCGCGGGCTTTGTCCTTGTCCTCTTGCGCGCGGGCTCGCTCTTCTTGGACCTTGGCGCGGGCCGCTTCAAGCTCGGCGCTTCGGGCGGCGCTGGCCTTGTCTTGCTCTTGGCGGCCTTCCTCGCGCACGTCGCCGCGCACTTCATCGGCGCGGGCTTGCTCTTTGCGGTTGGCAGCGAGGATGGCGCGCGGGTCTTGCTCTATCCCCGCGCGGATCTTCCAAGTAGGATCAGACCCAGGGACCGCGCCCTCTAGGAACGCCCACAGGGCTTGCTTGAGGGTCAGCGCGCCCCCAACCTTGCCAGATGTCTCCTCGCGCTCTAGGCGGGCAGCCAGCGCCGCGCCGTCGCCTATGCGCGTGCCCTCTTCATCCTCCCAAACGCCACGGCGGCGCGTGTAGGTGTGCTGGCTTCCCTCAACCGAGAAGCCAGCGGGGAGGCTTGGGTGGTCGAAGGCGCGTGCCAGCGCTGCGCGGGCCTTGAGGTCGGTTGCTGGGTCGGCTTGCGTGCGTGCGGGTTGTTCCTCTTGGTCTTGAGCGGCAGGCTCGCGCCCGTCGCCGTCGCCGTAGTCATAGACCCAGCGATCCCCAACCCACTTGCGAGAGATGTACTTGTGCCCCGCGCGCTCTTGGCCTGTGCCTGCGTTGGCGGCTTTCGCGCCGCTCTTGATGAGGCGGGAGATCATGTCAGGGCCTCACATCGTCGCCAGCGTGGCCGAGGTGGCGCGCCGAACGAAGCAAAGAAAGCACGGAGCCTTGCGCGCCCTTGTTCATAGCTTGGGTGCGCTCAAGTTTTTTGTGAGTCTCAGCGATAGATTTGTCCACCACTGCGGCACGTTTCTTCATGTTCTCCATGTTGCGCGAGGTCGCATAGATGTCAAAAGTCTTTGGGTCTTCCCCTATTGCCTCAACTGCGCGGCGCACACGCTCATCTCGGCGCATGGAGTCTGCGAAAAGACGGCGCTCATACTCGGGCTTGCGATCCCAGACGCCCGCATAAAGAGTACGTCTTGTGCCTCCAACCTGAAACGCACGCACAGGTGATTTTCCATCTACATGAGAAATGCCCGCATCTTCAAATGGAAGATTGTTTGTATTTTGTGCTGCATAGGCGGCATCGTATTTGTCGAGAACCGCCCCAACATCGGCCATGTGTTGTTGCAACTGCGCTCGCTCTATCATGTACTCAGTCAAACCGCGCACAGAAGATCGACCCCAGGCGTTGCCTTCCTCATCACCCTTGCCGTAGCCGAGCAACTTCGCCACGCTTTCAGCTGACACAACTTGCACGTCGCCGTTGGGCATTTCCACGTCAAACTGATGCACAATCTGTCTGGCGGTGTGCGGGCTTGTTGTGGAAGACTCCCAATCCGATACACGCCGTGCCACATCCTCGCCGCGCTTGTCTACGTCATCAACGGTCTTGTGCTGCCATTCGTAGGCAATCAACTTTGCTCCGCTTGGACCCACCAACGGACGATCAAGCTCTACACGTTGCTTGGGGCGCTTGCGCGAGAATCCGCGCGGAGCATCGCCCAACCCCACATCTTGCACTGGAGTTGCAGATGCCACAACTTGAGGCTGCACTAGGCGCTGCGCTTGGGATTGCGTCAAGACTCGGCCCTGACCATCCATCAACACGCGCACGGTCTGACCGTTCGAGTGTTGTTGTGTTTGAAGCGTAAAGCCGTGCTGTTTCGCAGCCTCATAT